ATGCACAAAAGTGGGAAGTTGGAGGATTTGCAACTCCACACTCTGACAATTCAGACTTTGATGGTAATCCCACTTCATTTGAAATAAACAAGTACGTGGGAATTTTATACTTAAATGATGACTACGAAGGTGGAGAACTTTATTTTGTAGATAATTCGGACACCACTAAAGTAACCTTAACAATAAAACCGAAAGCCGGATCTTTTGTAGTATTTCCAGGTGGAATAGAAAATATCCATGGAGTTTCTGAAATAACTGATGGAACCAGATATACCATGGTCTCATTCTGGGATTTTGCCGATGCAGAATATTCAGAAGAAAGAAAAACCCAATGGGCTATGGAAAAAGAATTAGTCGAAATGGCAAAACTTCTTGCAAAAGAAGAGTGGGCTAAAGGAAATAAGTGGGCATAATGCTAGGAAATTTAGATAAATCTACATACATCTACCTAAAAGACGAGCCAGTTACGAATAGTCAGCTAGGGATTACAGAGAACAAAATTGTTGAAGTGCCAAATTTCGTGACTCCGGAAATCGCAGAAGGTATGATTAAGTACTTTGACATGCTAGGCGAAGAACTCTGGGATGACATTGCATTTTACAATTCCAAGGGCATGGGACTTCCCCCCGACGATGCTAGATTTAAAGACTGCGGACTAGAAGAAAAATTTTTTGAAAAACTTCGTACTCAATACCAAAAGTGCGTTGAATTAATATTTAACAGGGAAGTTAGACCAAACACATCTCACGCTCAAAAATGGTATAAGGGCGGATTTGCCTCTCCTCACTCAGATAACTCGGACTTTGATGGCAATCCAACAGCTTTTGAAATTAATAAGTATGTTGGAATTCTTTACTTAAATGATGACTACGAAGGTGGAGAACTTTATTTTAGAGATCATGGAATAGATATAAAACCAAATAAATATTCATATTATGTATTTCCAGGTGGCGTAGAAAATATTCACGGAGTTCGTGAAATTAAAGAAGGCGAACGGTACACAATGGTTTCTTTTTGGGACTTTGCTGAGGCAGAATACACCGAGGAAAGAAAAAATGAATGGCAAGAAGAATTTGCTATTGTTAGGGAACAACAGAAGCACCAGCGAGAGGAATGGGACGGCGGCAATAAAGACGCCTAAATAAAATGGATTTTAGTCGACTAGAAAAGCTTCACCCACAGGTCTGGGTGTTCAGAAACGCAATACCAAATCCTGAAGTTTTAATGAAAAAATTATTAGAACTTCCAAACTGGAATGACTGGTGGGTTTTTGGACAAATAAATGATGAACTTAGTGGGGGCGACACTATTTGGGAAGATTTTCCATCCCGAGAAGAGTGGGACGTTCACTTAGAGTCAAAGAAAAATACAAGGTATCCGGAGTTAGTAACAGAAATAGAAGAGTATTTCTATGCTGCAACAAAACAATATGTTGAGACCATGGGGATAGAGCTCGATAATTGGGTCCACCAAACTCCTTCTGTGTGCTTATATAAAAGTGAGGGCGGCGTCGGAGAAGGAATGTCTATGAACTATCACACCGATTGGCAGCCAGAAAAAGCAGAAGCTAGAGGCAACAAATTTAGAGTAACTTGCACTATGTATTTAAACGATAATTACGATGGCGGAGAGCTTGCTTTCATTATTAGAGAGAATAGAAATGATGATAGTAATGATATTAAGTTTGACTATAAGCCATCGGCAGGCGATATTCTAATATTCCCGTCGACAGAGCCTTTCTATCATGGAGTAAAAGATATTAGTAACGGAGATAGGTTTTTTATTAGAAACTTTTGGCTTGAGTATTTCCCCGGGACCCCAGAGTGGCTAGAAAATGAGGCTAAATACGGAGAAGAGGAATGGGCTAAAATGGAGAAGGAAAGAGAAAGCCAGTACCACAAAAACTCCACAACTGTTAGGTAATTTTATGAAAACTGAAACTAAAGAAATTGTATGGTTAAAAGATGACGTTGCAACATTTCCTAACTTTATGGATGCTCAAGAGTGCATTCAAATAATGAATTTTTTTGAAGACCAGGGGGTAAACGAAGGTCATTGGATGCAGACATGCTTCTATGATTCTAAGGGTATGGCACTCGTATCTAGTCAAGAAGCACTGGAAAGGTCTGGCTTAGAGCAACGACAAGCTAACTATTTTGACTGGTTAAACAACGAAATTAAATCTGCCATAGAGCAAGCGTTTGGCAGAGAGGTAGTCACTAATTCAACTCACGCCCAACTGTGGCCTACCGGATCATTTGCTAGGTGGCATTCAGATAATTCCGACATTGACGGCAACCCTTCTGCTTGGAGTAACAATAAATTTGCAAGTATTTTGTATTTAAATGATAACTATGAAGGCGGAGAATTAATCTTTAGAGATCACGATCTAACCGTAAAACTTCCTCAGGGGACATTAATTGTTTTTCCTGGTGGCATAGAAAACGTTCATCGAGTAGAGGAAGTAAAGTCAGGCGATAGAGTTACTGTAGTTGGTTTCTGGGATTTTGCAGATTCAGAGTACTCAGAAGAGGAATTAAAGGCTCAGGAGCTGGAAGTGGCTTTTGAGAGAATCCTACAAACAGAACAAAAAGCATTATGGCACCAAGGAAATAGCAATGCCTAATTTAGATTTCTCAAAAGCAGAATTTTTTGCAGAAAGAATACTAGTATTAAAAGATGTAATTACTGAAGAAGAAGCTGCCTGGGTTATTGATCGACACAAGAATTTTGATGAACTTTTGAACGATGAAGACAACCAAATAATTAAAAAGTTAGAACCATGGAAAACATCTTCTGAAACTGAGCCGCACATCTACGGAACAAAAAGAGCCGCGGAAGGCGCTGGTTATCGAAGAGATAACACAAAAAATCAAGAGCTCTTTGACTTTTACAACTGGGTAAAAGACATATTTTATGCTGCAGGTAAGTTCTACCATGAGTCTTTGGGGATTCCATATGAGGATGGAAAATACTGGACTGATTTTTCAACATTCCACTACGTAAATGGACAAGAAATGGGACCCCATATTGACTACGACGGAGAGCTTGACCTGGCCCCTGTAGCAACCGGATTGCTGTATTTAAATAGCGACAAAAAGGGCGGGGACCTATACTTTAAAGATCAAGATGTTTTTGTAGAGTCTTCAAGAGGCACTTTAGTGATTTTTCCTTGCACTAAGCCGTTCTACCACCAGTCAACACTAATTACCGAAGGCGAAAAATATCACATTGGGTCTGGATGGAAAAAGTCTCTTAGTGCCCACTATTAAAAACTAGTGTTTAAGTTCGTCTATAAACAAAGTAATTCCATACCTTACCCCAGATAAAACCTCAGATACACCATGAGCATATTTTGCCTGGGCGGAGTGGATCACCAACATTCCTCTTTTAGGTTCTATTTTTAAGCCTAGATTTGGATAAAATAATTCTCCACCAGAAAAATTATCATTTAAATATAAAACAACCCCATGTGCCACTGGTAAGTTTAGCTCCGGAGGCCCTAAATCGTCATGAACTGGAAGATTTTGGCCGATTCCAGTCCTATTTATTGGACCTAGACCCCTAAATAGCTGATTAACCAACTCCACAGGAATGTGCTTAATATTTTCAGAGTATGTTTTCAGTATCCTATTTTCTAAAAATTGAAGAATCCTATGCTCTTCCTTGTGTTTTTCTAGTCTTAAATTCCTATTTTTCCAAGTACCAGTGTCAGAAGTGCTTCCATCTTCTCCAGACCATAGGTTTTTTTGGTTTGCATTTTCTATTATTGAATCAAAATATAGCAGCTCTTCCTCTAAAAGAAAGTTTTCGTATATATATATTTCTAAATCAGAACCAAAAGGCTGCGTAAGCATATAGTAATTCTAGCCTATACCTAACTAATTCATGAAAAACTAAGGTAAAATTATAAAGACTAGTCTAATCCCCTGTTAGGACTTTCCGCATGAGCTATTTGCGTGGCAATATCCATGATCTAATCACTGATCAAGGCTCTACTGTGCACCAAGTATTTACCATTAAAAATTCAGCTCGTCGGATAATCCCACTAACCGGGTATACGGCTCGTATGCAAGTTAGACGTTGGGACGTGGAAACCAGGGATCCAGTCCTAACTACCATTGCTGAATATACTACCGAAAACGGATATTTAACCGTCAATGGCACCGCGGGCACGGTAACTCTTCTAATTCCGCCCGCAGACATGGCAGCATACGAGCCAGGATCTTATGTCTATGACATTGAAGTCGAGACAGAAAATGCTGGAGATACCACCCGGATTATCCAGGGAAAATTTATTGTGAGAGCTGAGGTAACCAAGTAATGGTACTCTCTGACAATTTTGCATATGTAGATGTCAAAGGTCCAGGACCTCAGGGGCCTGCGGGCCCAACCGGCCCAACTGGACCATCTGGAGGCCCAACAGGACCTACAGGACCAACTGGCGCTACCGGTCCTACTGGCGCTACCGGTCCAACCGGTACCCAAGGTGTGCAAGGACCAACTGGCCCCACTGGTGCTCAGGGTGCTCAAGGTGTGCAAGGACCAACTGGTTCCACTGGACTAACTGGAGACACAGGCCCAACAGGACCACAAGGTGCCACCGGCCCCACCGGCAGCATCGGTATAACAGGAGCAACAGGTCCCACTGGTGCTACAGGTCCCACAGGATCACAAGGTGAACAAGGGCCCCAGGGAATTCAAGGCATTCAAGGAATTCAAGGTATTCAGGGTGAACAAGGCGAGCTTGGCCCAACTGGAGCAACAGGACCAGTCGGTCCAACAGGCCCCACCGGGACTCAGGGGGAGATTGGTCCTACGGGCCCAACAGGTGCAACAGGATTAACTGGTGAAGTTGGACCAACAGGCCCACAAGGTGAAATAGGTATTCAAGGAGACACAGGACCTATCGGTCCAACAGGTCCCCAGGGAGAAGTTGGACCTACCGGTGCTACTGGCGATATCGGGCCTACAGGACCCCAGGGAGAAGTTGGGCCTACAGGACCCCAGGGAGAAGTTGGGCCTACAGGACCCCAGGGAGAAGTTGGGCCTACAGGCGCAACGGGTGATATTGGACCGACAGGCCCTATAGGTCCTACGGGTCCCCAGGGTGAGCAAGGAATTGAAGGACCGACTGGCCTACAGGGTATTCAGGGTATTCAAGGTATTCAAGGAGAGACAGGTCCCACAGGCCCCCAAGGCGATCAAGGTGTCCAAGGAGAAACAGGTGATACAGGTCCAGTGGGTCCCACAGGTCCACAAGGTGATTTAGGTCCCACTGGACCTACTGGCGCTACGGGAGCCGATAGCACCATCCCGGGTCCTACAGGTCCAACTGGAGCCACCGGAAATACTGGACCTCAAGGTGTTTCAATTACTCTTGTTGGTTCAGTGGAAGATGTAATAGATTTACCCGTAAGTGCAAATTTAAATGAAGCATACATAGTTCAATCTAATGGAAATCTTTACGTTTGGGATGGATCATCTTGGTATGACGCTGGACAAATTGTCGGACCTCAGGGAGACACCGGACCTCAGGGAGCAACAGGCCCCACCGGGCCACAAGGCACACAGGGCATCCAAGGTATTCAAGGAGAGACTGGCCCCACAGGACCACAAGGAATTCAAGGAGACACCGGACCACAAGGCGTACAGGGAGTTCAGGGAGACACTGGACCTACAGGGCCAACAGGACCAACTGGTCCTGAAGGAAACTATTATGTAGGAACAACTCCACCAGAGAATCCCACCGAGGGGGATGGTTGGTTTAATACATCCACAGCAAAATTCTTTATTTATTATGACAATTTCTGGATTGAAGTTGCTACCACCGAGCAGGGCCCCACGGGCCCAATGGGAGCCACTGGCCCAACGGGAGCTACTGGAGACACAGGTCCTACTGGCCCAACGGGAGCTACTGGAGATACAGGTCCCATAGGCCCCACAGGTCCTACTGGCCCAACGGGAGCTACTGGAGATACAGGAGCTACTGGAGCAGTTGGAGAAACAGGAGCTACTGGACCACAACCCTGGACTTTTGTTGGAGCATACGACAATGGTGCAGATTATACCTATGGTGATGCAGTTTCATATAGTGGTGGCTTTTATTACCGAACTGGCAACCCAAATAATCCAGGCTACCCGCCAACCCCAGGGTCGGTAAATGCATCGTGGACTCCAGTAGCAGACGGCGGTGCTACAGGTCCTACTGGTGCCACTGGAGACACAGGACCAACTGGACCAACAGGACCTACTGGCCCTACTGGTGTTGTTGGAGACACGGGTGCCACTGGCCCAACGGGAGCTACTGGAGACACTGGAAACACAGGACCCACGGGGCCTACTGGACCCACAGGTGCTACAGGAAACACAGGACCCACGGGGCCTACTGGTGCTACAGGACCTGATGCAACTATTTCTGCTACAGATGCTATCTCTCAAGGACGACTAGCAGCTGATCAAACAATACCAAGTGAACTAGACACTTTAATTAGTTTTGTAGACGACTTTGATCCCCACAACTGGTGGAATGCAACCTCTAAACGATTCATTCCAAATATTGCTGGATACTACAACGTTTCTCTACACATATGGTGGTCTAGCGGTTCTACCGAAATTCCTCAATATAACGCTCAGATTAGAAAAAATGGTAATACCGTTGCAATTTTTCAAAATCAAGTAACAACTTCTGTAGGAATGTCTCAGGGTGGAAGTAGACTTATCTACCTAAACGGTTCTACAGACTATGTAGACTTTACCGCTTACAATGGTGACTCTTCGTCTAGAAACATTCAATGGGGAGGAACCGGTCAAGGCACATGGTTCTCTGCAGCTTTAATGACTACAGGAGTTGGAACCTCTGGACCTACCGGTCCCACAGGATCTGTTGGTGCCACTGGACCAACCGGAGCTGGCGTACCAGACGGAGGCTTAGAGGGTCAAATCCTCGCAAAAGCAAGTGAAACTGACCAGGATACTGTTTGGATTGATAACTTTACTGGAGAAGTCAGACATTTAGTAAAAAGTGCATACAACGGATTGCTACCTAAAGGATCCCCAGTATACGTATCTGGCTCAGACGGAACAAATATTCTAATTAGTCCGTCTATAAATACGACCGAATCCGGCTCAAGCAAGACGTTAGGTCTTTTACTTCAAGATTTAAACTACAACGATCAAGGCTATGTAATCAGTGAAGGCTTACTAGCTGGACTAGATACTAGCGGAAAAACTGCCGGATCCCCGATGTGGCTAGGAAGTACTATAGGTTTCTCTGGAATTGTTTATGGATTCCCGGCTCCTAGCGCTCCAAATCACTTAGTCTATCTTGGCGTTGTGACAAGAATTCAATCTAACAATGGTGAAGTTTTTGTTAAAATCCAGAATGGCTTTGAAATAGAGGAGCTGCACAATGTTAATATTGATGACCCTCAAAATGGAGATTTGATTGCATACAACTCATCCACCCAGCTTTGGGAAAATATTAGCGTTGTCGATGGAGGTACCCCGTAATGGCTATTAATTTTCCTAGCAGCCCATATATTGGTCAACAAGAGTCTAACAACGGAACCACTTGGCAGTGGGATGGGGTGGCTTGGGTTGTAATTGGATCTACACCATCAGTAGGGCCCACAGGTCCTACAG